CCCCAACTCCGTAAGTATTGTCCTGAAGTATCCTGATAGGACTTGAAATTCCTGAGAAGTTCCATAAGTGGTCTGTTGCACTTCCACCCCCAAAAGTAGAGTTTCCTACGAATGGTGCAGAACCAGTGTCTTTTTGTATGGTCGGTGCAGCCGAAAGAATTGTTAATCTATTGACTAATCCTTCTGCAAAGATTTCGTCTTCTCCCTGATTTCTATCAGGTTGATTAAAGAGTTGAGTAAAAACATGTGTGTTAGTGTAATGAGTGTCAAGTAGGATATCCCTATAGATACTACGTTTGATAGGATACTGTCCGAACACTTCAAGTGACTTTTCGTCTATGTCTACCAAGACAATGTCATCTACCTGAACTATTTCCTGAGTTTGGTGAAGAACATCAAAGTAAGACCACTTGATATTTTCTACTAGATAAGGTGACCAAATTTTAAGTCCTACAAATACACTGATTGTGATTAGGACTGTTTTCCAACTATACATAGGTATCTATAAAATTACCTTTCTTCCACTCGGTGAGTCGATACTTATTATATCTATTCATTATGAAAATTTCTTCTGTATCTTTTTGAACATATAATATATAGAGAGTCCATAAGTAGCAAGAACTGTCATTGTGATTCCAATATAGATTAGTTCTATTGGATTAAGAAATAAAACTTGCCATACGAAGTTTGCGGCTGCTTCTGCATCACCCATAGATTCAGGCATTGCAATATCATTTTCTTCCATTAAGTCTACTATGTCATCAAACTCTTCATATGTGAGACATTCGTAAAACTCGGGTGGACATTCTGATTTCATTGTTGTGTCACCGATACTGAACAACCAGTAGTTGTTTGACAATTTTGTGTTAGTGTATATGCTTTGTTTGTTGAACCTTCTTGTAAAAGATTAAGTGTTGTGGGATAGTTTCCCTGTAGTGTAATTTGTGCATTATGATTTCCCGAACCCTTCTGCATGATACTACTATCTGAACCTGTTGCACTTCCATAGAAGTAAGTGTGTGCATAATGTGAACCACTACCCGACTGGTGTATTTCGTGGTCTACTGAATTTGAGTGAACGTCTATGTTATGTGTGTGACTTCCGTTTTGATATACGTCTACTGTATTACTATCTCCCCATATGTGTCTACCATAGGTTGCACCACCAGTTTGTTCTACGTTTTCAGTATTGTTAACTCCGTCTACGTCACCACCCCAAGACTTTCCTGGCCCCCAGTAAGAGACCCAAGATATAGAGTTTCCATTTCCTGTTTGCAATAGATTGAATGTGTTTCCACTATGTGCAAAAGAAAACTTAATTTCATTATCATAACCTTGTTGTGATATGTTGAGTTCCACATCTCCCGAGGAAACCTGCTCAACATGGACGTGGTTATCCCCAGCCCATGTTAGAGGTGTCAATAAAATTAATAATAAACTTTTTTTCATCAGATAATCCATAAAAATAATAGTGTAAATATTACTCCTTTTCCGAATGATAACCATAACATATGGTAATCGTCTAGTCTCATTGCATCTTGAAATCCAGTTATCTGAAATTCATGCCATGAACGAAGTTTTTCTAACATACTATTCATATATTTCTCCTAGTTTGTTTGTGTAATGGTAATATTTATAGACGAACCATCACCCACCTTAATTAGTGAACCTTTTTCGTCTGTAGTGGTTCTAATCGTTGCTTGTGCATAGATTGGGATTTTAATGGATATAACTCCATTTACTTCCCTATAGAACCAAATTTGACCAAGACCCTTGTCTACAATTGTATTGTATTGAGAATCTTTATCAAACCCAAATGCAGTTCCTTCTATCCTTGCAACAGAAAATGGGTCTGACCCTCTTTCTGCATCAATACCAACCTTTCGGTCAATATCTAAAACCACATCTAGTAAATCTTGTAAGAAATCGACATCTAATAAGTCTCTGTCAAGTTCTGTATATTCCAACTCATCATCTTCAAAGTAATCTTCTTCTAAATCATTGAACTCTAAAAAGTCTACGTCCAGTATGTTGCTGCTATCATTTTCGTTGTTAGACGATTCTTCTGCAACTTGTTCTTTCACCTCTTCGGGTGGATTCACAATAAACATATTGTCAATCATACTACCATCGATTCCATTCACTGTCACTGGTTTAGTGGGTGAATCGTCAAAAGTAGATACCATTGTCGCTTGATATGCTTCATCAAGTGTCACACTTCCACCAGCATTACTGACAATAATCTTACCCGAGGGATTACCAAATCTATCAGGCAAAAGTATAACAAGTGACCTTCCGATTTCATCAATACTGGTAGTGAAATCTGTTCCAACCACAGCAATTTGTGCTGTAGGTGTTGACACTTTAATATTACTTTTCTTTATCTTACCACCGAATCCCGAAGCAAATCGAGCAGTGCCTTGTGCCATTCTTATAGCCATTTTGGATTTGGAAGGGTCGGGGTCGTAATATACCTCGTCTATCCAAACCTTGGAGTGTTCTGTTAAGTCCAATCGTTCTTCACCTTTGAACTCAATCTTCATTCTCCCATTCTGAGTTTGTGCTGTATCATACATCAAGACATCAGGTTCAGTATTTGCACTGACAACAGAAGACTCTCCGTCTCTCTGAAGTCCTGCAGAACCTTTATATTCTATAATCTCACCTATAGGTTCACCTTGAAGTGAACCAATAAGTAAAAGACTACTCGCCAGAATCTTTCTGAACGATATCAATATTTGCATTAGAAGTCACGAAAGACACATCAATAATACCACTACATGACTGACCACTTGGACAACCTGTAGTTCCACTCTTCTGAATGATATCAATGTCATTTGAACTACCAGTTAAGATTGCAGTGATTTTGTTATCAGTTGCATCTGATTGGTTAGTATTAACGTCATTTGAATCACCAGTAATAGTCCAGTTCCAAACTGCATTATCACTATCTATCTTAGTAGTGAATACGTTTGAGTCTCCAGTTAACACTAAATCCCAGTTAAGGTATTCTGCAGATGCATCATATCCGACATCAATATCGAATGTGTTTGAATCACCTGTAATAGTTCCTAACATGTTTAAGTTATCTGCACTACCAACATACCCTACGTTCCAATCCATGGAGTTAGAATCACCAGTAAAAGTTAAATTTACTGTTGAACTATCTGCAAGAAAAGGCCCGAACAATTTGTTGTTGTCTCCGTCTTGTAATAATGTAAAATTTATAGATGCACCAGTTAAAACCATATCAGCAGATGTTCCTGAGAAATCATCTAATCCGACTTTGTTTCCATAACCTCTTTGAGTGAAATTTAAAATTAAATTATCACCCGTCTGTTGCAACCAAATTTCGTTATCATCTGCACCAGCAAATGCGAATCCAGTTAACCCTAATGATAAACATAATGTAATGAATAATTTATTCCTCATTTTGTTTTTCCTCTATTTCCCAAAAACCTCTATCTTGTCCTTGGTATATTAATTCTAAGACGGCAAGTTCAATTGCAGAACGAGTTGCTTTAGTGACTCCTTCATTACTTGCTACTCCGTCTTCTACTTCAACAAGTTGTGTATCCATATCCACAAACTTGAACACATCATAACCACCACCCGTGCTAAGAATTGTCTTCTTAGTTTGGACATTTAATAAAATCTCTCCAGTAAGTGTTGAGATTCCTCTCAAACTTACAGTCACCACATCTCTTCTATAAGAACTAGATGCACCGATGCCAAGTGTTCTTGCACCTCGGCCACCACTTTCAATGTTAGTGTCATAACCAACTATCCCACCATCAAGTAGGATACCAGCAAATAAGAGAGGTTGGATTCCTGTTGGAGCATCCTTATTACCCTCTTGACTTGCAAAGTCTTCTCTTGCACTTCGTATGATTTGTCTCTCTCTTACAAGTGCATCTAAATTTGTTCTCTCTACTACTCTAAACCATTTACCACTTCCAGCAGTCTTAAGTGCATCAATCAAGAATGCTTCTGCACCTTGGGTCACTGCAGTTGAGAATGATGCAACTCCGTCCATTCTCTTACGTTGTCCTGTCTTATCTAAGAACCCATACACTGCAACAATAGGCATTACCTTTGCTGGTGGTAAATCTGCAAGTTCTTGGTAGGTTGGTATCTTCACAACCTCTGCATCTTCAATACATGTAAAAGGTATTGCTTTTTCTACTGCAGTCTTAACATCTACAATTCTTGGATTGCAATTACTTGAATCTCTATTCATAGTAGGAACACTTGCACAACTACTGGCAAGCAAGACTGCAAGTCCCACTGATAATAAATTCTTCATTTAAAAACTTCCAGTTCCGACTGGTATATCTAATGTTGTTGTCGTTCCGTCACTTGCAACGATTGTTAGTCTAATAAATTCTACTCCATCTTCTCCAACTAACTTTTCGTATGTGACTGTATTACCTTCAATAGAGAAGACACCATATGATGCAGCTTCTCCGTTAGAGAACATATTTTCTACTAACTGTTTTGCTATCTGAGCATAGATTCTACTCTCTACGTTCCTTAAAAATTTTGCAAGGGTAGTGTTATTTGCTTCCCTTTCTGCTTTTGCAATTCTATCTTCTATGTCTTGTGCTATCTTATCACGTCTTGATTTCTCTTGGTTCTCAATCGTAAGATAATGTGAAGATTGACCTATTCCACTGAAGGAAGGACTTTTGAATTTATGAACTATTTCATCTGCACTTACACTAAGTGCAAAACAAATACTAATTATTGCTATCGTTGGTTTCATTAAGACTCTCCTTCTTTTTCTTTTCGTTCTCTTTATATTCAAGAACAACATCAACTTTTTGTTGAAGTCTAATCAAGTCTTGGTCTAACATTCTTACTTGGTCAATTACTTTTATTAATGCAAAGTGTTGTTTTTCAATTTCGGGTTCTAATTTCTCACCCACAAACCACCAAATATAATATACGAAGTATCCAAGTCCAACCATCATTACGATTGGAAATCCATATTCAGATACGAGTTGTGCAACATTTTCCATGATTAATCTCTTCTTACGTCAAGTTTCCCGTCTTCTATAAAATTTTCTGCACGTGCAACTCTCTCTATGTCGGGTCTAAGTTCTAATGCACTTGACACTAGTAAATCTATTTTAATCATTTCATTTGACATTGTTCTTGCACGATTCTCTAATGAACCACAAAACATTGTCAATGTTTTTATATTGTCAACAACTCCTTCTAGAATTTGTTTGATAACAGTAAAGATAAAGAATCCCATTACTAGACTTCCAGCAATCGGAGCTCCCACTTCACTTATCAATGCAAATATATCCATACACTTATTTATACTTTGAGTTGTCTACAGGCAATAAAAAAGGGGTCAAAGACCCCTTTCTACAATCACGTTCAGTTTATAACTGTTCTCGTAATTCACTTATAACAGCAGCTTTAGAACCACTTTTCTTGACTTTAAGATTTTTCTTATCAGCCATTTCAATAAGTTGATTTTTAGTAAGTTTCTTTAATTCTGCAACACTAGGTTTCTTAGGTTTAGGTGCTGGTGTCGGTTTTGACACACTTGAACCTTTATCCTTCTTATTTTGAATAAAGTAAACAATACCTACAAGAGCTATTATTCCAATTATAATTTCCATTACATTTCCTCAGTTTATTTTTCTAACAATGGATTTTTATTCTTTGCTTTACCTATTACTAGTGCAAGAACTTCAAGGTATTTGTATACCTTTGCCCATATCTTATCATCTGCTGGTGTTGGTGTCAAAGCGACAATAACACTACAAATAGATATAACGACTGGAATTACCATTAGTAAATTCCAAATCCCCATAATAAAGTCTATTATGCTTGATAACATAGTTTCCTCCATCTGTCATTTATTTATAACAGTTGTATTTAGGAATTTTGGGAACCGATTGAGTATTTTGTTGTCAATTTCCATTCGTTTTTCTCTCTAAATGGAATGATTTTGATTTGACTTAGGGGTGCTTTTGGTTCTTCTATTTGGGTCTTACTGACTACAGATATTAATTTCCATTGTTCCAAAAGTGACACTATAGTGTTTCTTCTTGCAATATCTGATTCGTCTAAGTTAGAAGGTTTACCATCGAGTTTGAATAACTCTTTGAAATGTGTGATATAATACTTACCACGTTTGTGTAGAATATGACAAGACTGAAATAGTTCCTTTTCTTTTCTTGATGCGACACCTATTCTAGAAAGTGTTTCTCTAATTTTTAAAAAATCGTCTTTTTCGGGGAATGTGACCTCAACGAGGCTCTTTACTATTTCTTCTTGGTTATCCATTATCTCTACCACCAGTTTTCATACTGTTTTTCAATTCACGATATTGTTTTTCAGATAGTAAAGTTGCATATTCTTTTGCTTCTTTTGTTGATATCTGATAATAACTTTTAATTATATCGAGTTTTTTACTAACGTAAGGTTTACTCCACTTGGAGAACCTTTGACGTTTCCTAAGAGTATTTAGGAAAAAGACATATTGAAGACGATTGTCTACACCATGTCTAATGTTCATTTCGTTAGTAAGAAAAACAGAATCTTGGTGATAAGATAATGCTTTGTTTATTAAGAATGGTTGATATGATTTCTCTTCGACCTCATCAACCATGAGGTCTGTTTTATCGGAAGAGACCGACTTTACAAAATCGAATGGATTTCGTTTAGACATTACGTATTTCTTACGTAAGAATCAATTAAGGCTTGTCCTTTCAATGGAGTTCCAAAGATATAGGTTTCTCCGTTGTCTAAAGTTCTCTTAACTGTTTCGTCATTGTATTGAATGTCCAATACACCTCTTCCATTTTCGGTGTCTTGTGGTCTTGTATCATACCACATTGAACTTAGTGAATGTGCATGTGCAGATTTAACACCCTTTGCCCATTCTTCTGCTTCGAGTTTAAGTCTTTGAGTTTCTACTCTGTCATCGTATTGTGTCATTTTCTTTTCTACCTCTTAAAAACTGTCTGTCTGCATTTCTTTGGATTGACTTTTCAATTTGAGTGTCAAACCATTTTCTAAACCATTGTCTTAACTTTCCCATTATGCTTCTTTATTAGGGTTCCAAATAGTTAAGTTCTTAGTCTTCAATCTATTTACCACTAAGTTGTATCTTGATTGTTCTTCCTTCCATTCCTTTAACCAGTTGTGTCCGTCTCTCTCTGCATCTAAGAATATTGCATTAGTGAATGCGAGAGGTAAGAGTATTGCAACATGAATAAAGATACTTATAACTGTATTGTAGTTAAAGAATCCTAAGTAGTTTGCAGCTAGAAACCCAAAGAACACACTCCATACAGTGAACAACACTAACATAAAGTATGTCTGTAAACTTGGGTCGGGAATGTGTGAT